AAAGCCCTCTAAATAAAAATAAAGAAGAGACTCCTCTTACTATTAATAGAGGGGTAGAACTTTTACTTAGAAATAACAGGAGAAGAAAGAGGAGACCACGACCTAAAACTTTCCAGGTAGAGTTTTCTTTCTTCAAGTGGGAGATTACTTTGTCCTTGGACATCAAGAAAAAAGCATCTCTGGAGGAGGAATAGTATGGAAACGTTAGTAGTTACTCTAACACTTACCACAGTAGTGTCATTCTTAGCTCTCTTAGTTGGAGGAATGATAGGGTGGATGGCCAAACAACATTCCTATGAGAATCAACCTACAGCTTATTGGGCACATCCCGAAATGTTTGATAAGAATGGACAACTTATACCTGATGAGATACACGCAGTAAGATTTGAGAATCCAGAAATTTTACAGGATGAAGATGAAGATTGACGTGTTCCTTAAAATGTACTATACTTAAATTAAAAATATTATCATGCCTAGACCTAAAGCATCACCAGCCACAGCTGTTAAAAAGACAAAGAGTTTCACAGTTAAAAAAACTGCTGCTTCTACGAAACTTCCTCCTAATCCATTCGTTTCGGAGATTTTGGATTTAGTTAGTAAACAAAGAGGAGTTGCTAAGAAGGTAACTGTTCTGAAGCAATATGAAAATCCAGCATTAAAAGCTATTTTGATATGGAATTTTGATGAGACTGCTGTCTCTGTTATTCCTGAAGGTGAGGTTCCTTATGAGAAGAATGATGTTCCTGCTGGGACTGATCATACTTCTTTACGTAAAGAGTGGAAGAATCTCTATCATTTTTTAAAGGGTGGGAATAACACTTTGTCTACTATGAGGAGAGAGACTATGTTTATTCAGATGTTGGAAGGACTCCATCCTGAAGAAGCTGAGATTGTATGTCTTGCAAAAGATAGTAATTTAGAATCCAAATATAAACTTACTAAGGGTGTTGTAGCAACAGCTTTTCCAGACATTAAGTGGGGTGATAGATCCTAATGTCAGGGGGATTTGGAGGAGAAGTTCCTAAGGAAGAGGATGATAAACTTGAACTGAATGTCAATATGACTGAGGTGGATAAGCTTATCAAGAAGTATAAAAGGATAAACAAGTTTCGTAAGTCTGCTTTTTATGAAGTTAATAGACTTGATGGGAAACAAACCTATGTTGAAAAATTAATTAATGATTATGGAATCGACGAAGATGCTATCAACTAAGTATAGATTAGAACTTACAGACATTTGTTGTAGGATTATATCTGATGGTCCAGTTACATTAGAAGAAAGGATTTGGATGAATAAGTTGTGTAAGAATAATTTACACGCAAAGGAATTGGCTTCTTCTTTGTTGTGTCCATATAAGATAGAGGATCGTGTTACGGAAGAATGATAGGTTGCGATTCGTAGAGATTTGTTGTAAGATTAAGTTGGGTCGTAAGGTTACTTTCTTAGAAAGGGTGTGGAGATATAAGATGATGCAGGAGGATGAACATGCTGCGGATTTAGCAGATAGGTTTAAGTAATGTGAAAATGGTATCCAGTTATACCAAATTACTTGACTTGACTTGACTATATAGTAGTGGATATGTTATTATATCCTCACGTTCAGCCCATCAGGGCCGCAAGTAAGTCGCGGAACGGTTACGTTCATCCCATTATTCTTCTATGATTCCTTTTTTAATAGCTACTACTCTAACTTGTCAGGAAGCACAAGGCATTATTGATAATCTCGATGATGCTGCAACTTCTCACAAGACAGAGTTGGTTCAGGTTATTAAAATGAGTACTACTGAGGAGGGTTGTTGGGACGCAAACGACTAAAGGAACGGGCCTTAAAATCCAACTACTTTAGGAGTAAAAACCATGCAAGTAACATACAGGGGTGTTAAGTATGACACTCGGGACCAGAAGACCTGTCAGAAGGTCGCCTCTGATCTAATTTACAGAGGTATCAAGCACACAGAACAAAAAGTTGTATGTGCTAGGTGACTTAATCTTACTTGATTGAAGAGGGGGTACTAGACACCCCTCTTTTTTTGTGCTATAATTCATAAATAAAAATAAAGCCATGGACGCCACAGTTACCAAAAAAGAAAGATTGAAACTAATAGTTAGAAATCTCAAGTCATTAGTGGACGCATTAGAATCTGAAGTTTATTCAGATCCAGACTCGTACAAGAATTCCATCGCCTTTTCTTCACCAGTAGCAGATTACGACGAGTTGTACGATGACGATGACGGATACACAGATTAGGGCACAAACTTTGTCTTTATTGATGAAAACATTTGGAAACACTCATACTAACCAATCCATTTATGAATGTGCTGATGATTGGTCTAGTAGACAAGTGACGACTTCAGGCTTGATTTCTTATTTTAAAGCCTATTACGGTCAGCATGAAAACCAAACAAGCAATTAAGTACATTATTAGACATCCTGATCAATTTACTGAAGGAGAACAATCTTACGCTAGATTGATTAAGAAACAAAGAAAACATCGTAAACAGTTGAAGAAAAAGGTTGAGAATGAACAACAAGATCAAACTGATATCAGTAACTCCTGAAGCTGAAAAGCACATGGCCTATGTGGCTCGTGTGAGCAACCCAGAGAACCAGGAGAATGAGAAGTTTGCTGGTCTTCTATCTTATTGTATTAAACATGGACACTGGAGTGTCTTTGAGCAGGCATTCATGACTCTAGAGATTAATACTACTAGAGGTCTTGCTGCACAGATTTTAAGACACAGATCATTTACATACCAAGAGTTCTCACAGAGATATCAAGATATTTCTCATATTAGAGAGGACATCCCTTTACCTGAGTTACGCAGTCAAGATACTAAGAATAGACAAAATAGTATTGATGATGTTGATCCTGGAATAGTGAGGAAGTATAATGCTGAGATGAGAAAACATTTTGATGCATCTATAGATCTTTATAAGAAGATGCTTCGTGATGGTATAGCAAAGGAGTGTGCAAGGTTTGTATTACCTCTTGCTACACCCACTAGACTTTATATGACTGGTTCAGTTAGATCCTGGATCCATTATATTGATTTACGTTCATCAAATGGTACTCAGAAGGAACATATGGATCTTGTAGAAGATGTTCGTAAGATTTTTAAGACTAAGTTCCCTACAGTTTCAGAAGCTCTGGGTTGGATCTAAATAAAAATACATAACTTTATATTGATATGCCTACGTACCCTGTGATACACAAAGAAACTGGAGAGAAACAAGAACTTTCTATGTCTATGCTGAAATATGATGAGTGGAAAAAGGAAAATCCTGATTGGGGTAAAGATTGGTCAGAAGGCTGTGCCGGTATTGGAGAAGTTGGAGACTGGCAAAATAAATTAATCCAGAAAAATCCTGGATGGAATGATGTTCTCCGTAAGGCTGGTAAAGCCCCAGGCGCAGTTGTAAAACCAATTACTTAATCTATATGGCAAGGAAAAAGTCAGCAGGTATTAGTACAAATCCCGTCCCAGCTGGGATGAGCACCAGAAAAATGAAAAGAAAGAAACCAATTAATTCGGATTACATAAAAGACATTAAACCCCTTACAGAAAATCAAGGGAAATTTTTTGAAGCCTATAAAGAGGATAAGAATGTTGTTGCTTATGGTGTAGCTGGTACTGGTAAAACTTTTATTGCTCTTTACAACGCCATTCAAGATGTCTTGGATTCAAAAAGTGTTTACGAAAAAGTATGCATTGTTAGGAGTCTTGTTAGTACTAGGGAAATTGGCTTCCTTCCTGGTGATCATGAAGATAAGTCCTATCTTTATCAGATACCTTACAAGAATATGGTAAAGTATATGTTCCAGCTGCCAGATGATGCATCCTTTGAGATGCTTTATTCTAATCTAATGGCTCAGGATACTGTGGACTTCTGGAGTACTTCCTTTATACGTGGTACTACATTTGATAATACTATTATTCTTGTTGATGAATTTGAGAATCTTAATTTCCATGAATTGGATTCTATTATCACTAGAGTTGGTGAGAATTCTAAGATTATATTCTGTGGAGATGCCACTCAGAGTGACTTAAAAAACACTCAAGAAAGGAATGGCATCTTTTCCTTCATGGAAATCTTGAAAAATATGCCATCTTTTGATATAATAGAATTTAATGCAGGTGATATCTGCAGAAGCGGGTTAGTTAAGGAGTATATCATTGCAAAACTTGAACTTCAGATTGATATGTAATGTTTAATCATATTGTTATGGGTATCCCTGAATTAAAAAGGGTTACTATTGATGGGGTAAGGTATTATGATGTTCCTGATGGGGACAAACTGGTATCTATTACTTCTGTTATCAGCTGGATCAATCGTGAAATCTTTCTTGAGTGGAGGAAGAGAGTAGGAACTCACGAAGCTGATAAGATTACTAAGGCATCTACAAGTAGAGGAACAGACTTCCATACTCTTGCAGAATATTACTTAAAGAATGAAGAACTTCCTTCTGTTCAACCTCTTTCAGAGTTTCTTTTTAAACAGGCTAAACCACAGCTGAGTTTGATAGATGATATCGTTGCCCTTGAGACTTCACTTTATAGTCAGAAGTTGGGAGTGGCAGGAACTGTTGATTGTATAGCCAAGTATGATGGTGAATTATCCGTCATCGATTTTAAGACTTCTAAGAAACCAAAACCACGTGAGTGGATTGACCATTACTTTGTACAATGTGCAGCTTATGCTTGTATGTTTTATGAGATGACAGGTCAAATAGTTAAGAAGTTTGTCATTATTATGTCCTGTGAGGACGGGGAGTGTGTTGTCTATGAAGAATACAACAAATCAAAATACATCCAAATGTTATCGAAATATATTAGAGATTTTGTTGAATTTAAATTACAAGAATATGCCAAAAACTGAAGCTAAGAGTGTAGATGAGCTGATTAAAAATAAATTTTATTGTGCTCGAAAATTCACTGAAGAAATAGAAAAGCTTGTTCTTGAGAATAAGGATATGAAATATGTGGATGCCATTGTTTTCTTTTGTGAAAACAATAACTTAGACGTTGAATCAGTTCCTAAGTTAATTTCTAAACCACTTAAAGAAAAGCTTAAAGGTGAAGCAATGGAACTTAATCTCCTCAAGAGAACTTCACACGCTAAATTACCCCTATGAATAAGATTTTACAATGTCA